TAACATTATTGTCTGAAGCAAGATTTAATTTATATCCAAAACCAGGTGACTGAACTCTTATTTCTGTTAAGAATCCATTACCATCTAATAGTCCTACTGCAGTAGCTCCTGTTCCTTCACCGCCAACAAAAACAACAGGAGGTTCTGCCCAAGCATCGCCAGGATCATCAACAGGTATTTCAATAATACCACCATTATCATCTGTTATAACATCTTCTATATTAACAGTTGGTGGTTTGAATTCTTCAAATACTGTTTCTGGTGTATCTCCAACTCCATCATCAAGATCATCAATAGTTTGATTGCTATCTGTTGTAATTAACACATCCACAGATGCTCCCTTACCAGTAATTGAAAATGTAAGAGTCTCTTCATCTTCTATAGTATTATCTTCAGCAATTCCTACTGTAACATTTGATTTGTTTTCAGTAACAACAAATGCACCTGATAATTGTCCACCAACAATATCAGCAGCAGTAATGTTAGTACCAGTTAAGTTATAATAGAGTATAGTGCCACTATCTACATTTGTAGTTGTAATGGTATAAATGATAAATTCGTCTTCTGGGCAAGTGATTCTATTTGCTGTAACTTCATATGTTGGAGTTACATCAACTTCCTCACCAGTCTCTTCATCTGTTATATTTGGATTATCTGGAAGATCACTTGTAGAAGGATCGTCAATCGGTACAAATGGATCTACAGGATCTGGTTTGTATGGATCATAAGGTTCTTTAAGATCTTGCTCTACGATTGTACATTTACCAATATTATTAATATACACACTTCTGACTTCACTATTATCTACTGGAGAGTTAGTAGTAAGTCTAATAAAGAAGGTTTCTGGAGCTTCTTTTTGTGTATCAACCAAAGTTTGAACAGTAATAGTTTTCTCTGTCTCTCCTTCACTAAACCCTAAAATACCATCTTGAGCAAGATAATCAGATCCAGCAGTAGCTGTTCCCTGAGTCTTTAATGTCTTAAACTGAACAGAAGATGCTATATCAACAAATCCACTTCTTGTTACTGTAAATTTTGCAGAATCTCCCTCAGTAACAGTTATACTATCAATATCATATGAAATCTTTGGTTTTTTAGTTACAGCTACAGGTGGTAATGGCACTCCACCAGCAAATCCAACTGTTGTGATTGTCAAAGGATTTCCAGTATATGCCTCTTCACAAACATACTGTGTGTAATCAGCAGGAGTATCACCAAATAAGTTGTCAATGCTACTCAGCAGACCATCTAAGAAACCCTCATCATCTTCTTTCTCTTTTTTCTCACCACTGGTGCATATTTGCTTGTACTTTGCACAAGTTTGATCAGGACCGTCACATGTAATACCTAATAATCTCATAATATATGCAATTGCATTTCCGATCATGTTAAGTGGTTCAGCAATAGCACCTAGAATATCTTGAAGAGGACCTAAAATGCTATCAAACAGTTCAGACATCAACTGTTGAATTTTTGAGATGATTCCATTTACTAACTCATCAACCTGACAAACAGCAGCACGATAGATATTCATCAAATAATTCATCAATAAGTTTGTTAACCATTCAATTAATCTGTCACCTAAATCTGCCATCTTACATCCCAAATCATCAAGGATGTTATTAAACCACTCTGTAACACCTGTTAATCTATTACCTGTTTTATCTGGTGCTAATAAAGCTTTTACTAATTTATCAACTGCATCTTGAATTTTACTTACAATATATCCTTTGACTCTAGCAAGAAATTCTGTTACAACAGAAATTGCTTTGTTTATATACGTTCTTGCATCTGATATTGAACTGTTGACACGACCTGTTATTTTACTGGTGTAATACGTACCAATGTTTCCATTACTACGTTGAACGTCATACAAAAATTGAGCAAGGACATTGGTCATTTGTGTTTTTAGATCAACGTCTTTACATTTCTCTGCTGTAACTTGACACCAATCCTCGTCTTTAATTACTTCGTTCTTCTTAGTTCCTGCATCTACTCGCTGTTCACCATCACCTCTAGTTGTGCCATCAGATAGTCCACCACCAGTTTTAGCAGTGCCATCTTTACCTTCTTCACCATCTGTGACAGGATTTGGAGCATATTGACCAGATCTTACACCTGTTATAAATGCCTTTGTGGTATTAGGTTCAATGTCATTAATTGTAGATGTTGCACCTGGCACAACACCAATAGAACCTAGTATGATTGGTTTTTGTCTATCACCATCTAAGTAAAATCCTGTTACCCAACAACCTGGTATTAGCTGAGGATGACCTCCACCAATATTACCAGGCATAAAAGGAACATTAACTGGCATCATCACAGTAGCCCAAGGCAATTTACCCGTATCAAGAATCTCCCTATCAGAGGGATGATCTCCTACGATTCTTACCTTATAACGGTATCCGCCTTTGTTGTTTTCTTCATCGCTGGCGGTGCCTTCTACTTGACCTACCCACCATGGAAAACCGTCATACCCGATTCTCTGGTTTGGCATAAGTCTTGATAATGCATCATCCATATTAGTCGTCGTATACTAGACACTCTGGTTCGTCAGGGTGCATTTCACAAAATAGTTCTAAAGCATTGGGATCATGATGATCTCCAGCTTCTATTTCTTCTTTATGATGCTCTGCATAAACTTCTAGTTCATGAAGTTCCTCCTTTGCATGTCTGCGTGCTGCAGGGTTTGCTAAAGGATCTTCTACAATCTTTTTATCTAGAGCAATGTGTTGTTCTATACTTTCCATGAATAGTACCTCCTTAATTTATTTATTGCCGTGATTGGAAGGGATATCCTTAACTCCATAAGAATCCCTCATTAATGTTAACTTAGTATCGCACGATCCGTTAACACCTTTAAGAAAATTATACACATGTCTTGCTTCCTTGACAAGGTATGTTCCACTACTTTCTTCATCCCAAGGTTTTGTTTTTCTCAGCTCATCTGCTAACTTACTTGCAATCTTAATGTAAATCTTATCACCTGCACATATCAAAGGGTTGCCAGGAATGTCCATACCACCCATTTGATTTTTTAGCAATTCAGCTCTTGCAGCTCCTTGTGCTGCATAATATTTTTGCCAGTCCGCAAATTTGTTTGGATCTGTTGCTTTAGCATCCTCTGGATTAGCGATGCCTGGTTCATTATACCATGCCTCATGATCTAACAACATAGTCATGATTCTAGTTGGGAAATCAGATAATTCACCTTTTTGACTAGCAGGAACTAATGAGATAGCTTCTTGTCCTCCTAGATGTGCCATATTTTCATAACTATCTTTAATTTTGTAAACATATTCTTCATATTGTCCAGTTGAGTGGTTAAAAAAGACCATTAGTGAAGAATATTTACCTTTTCTAAAAGATGACATCAAATCAACTTCTGTTGTAAATCCTGCACCTTTGATTAAAAATCTTTGATCAGGAACTAACTCACTATTTGCTATTTCTTCTTCATAAGGACCCCATGCTGCAAGATCTTTATTATACATGTCATCAGTTTCGTCTTGAGTCAGTTGACGAACATAATTTAATCTAGGTGCAGAAAATTTACCTTCTGCATCATCACATATTGCATCAACAGAGAAAAACATAAATCCTCTACGAGTTTCCCAAAAAAGAAACCCAGCACTACCTTTTACCTGTTGTGCAGTTTCTGTAGTATTTGTACTACTGGTTCCTCTATAATCAGTTTTAGCAGAAACAGATTTTCTAAGAAGTCTTGAGATGATATCAAATGGTCTATCTCTAGAGGGATTCATTCTAATCTCAAATCTAGATGGTTCTGAAAAGAACTCCTTCGTAGAAGCTAGATATTCTTTACCTAACAATTTTTTGACAATTCCCTCAGCATTTCCTTCAAGAGGATCCATTACTCTAACACCTTCATTAATTAACGCTTCTGCAGAGGTTAAATTTAAAACATATACTTGTTTTTTATTCTTTACAATTCTAGATGTAATCTTATCAACAACAAAGTTATTGTATACAATAGGTGCTTCACTAAAAGTGGATTTTACCTCTACTGAAATGTTTTCACCACCCTCAATAGGATAATCATTTATGAAATTTTTTGAGTCACTTATTGTTAAAAACGCTGTCATAAATGGTGACTCAATACTTTCATGTACGTCAAAATATCCAACCATATCCTCACCTAGTGTGAATGGTTTTTTACCAACCTTAGATATTATACATCTAATCAGTTTTGCTTCAGAAGAATGTTGTTCTGCCATTATGCCTTACTTGCTAAACTATAATTTGCAGCAAATACTGCATAATCTGATGGGAATGCAGAAGTTCCAGTGGTTCCCGAACCAGAATTACCTTGAGCAACAGCATTGTAATTATTAATAACAGTAGTCGGCATTGATACGAAACCTCCATTACCTGCTTTTGCTGAAGCTTCATTTAATACATTGGCACCTTCACTAGGGTTGTTAGCTCCAGAGTAAACAAAGTCTGACTCTTTTTGTAATCTTTTTAACTTCATGTAATCACGAGCGTTAGTAGGATCAAGATTTGGATATGCTTCTAGTAAACTTTTTGGTAGTGCACCTTTATTTGTTCTTTTTGCAAAGAAATTGACAAGTGATTCTGCTGATGCTTCACCAAACACTGAACCTGCAATCATTCCTTGTGCACCTGTTAAAGGAGTAAATGCTTCGTCTCCTGCTTCTCCTGCTACAACATTAGTTTCTCCTGTTAATATTCCACCATGTTTCATTGGCATCATACCCAAGTCTCTACCAAGCAAAAATCCGTCAATTGCTAATCCAAGACCACCACCTACACCAGTTGCACCAAGAATACCAGACGTAATTTCAAGACCAGCACCTAAAAGATCACCTTCCATTGCACGTTGAATACCAAATGCTATACCAGCAAGACCAGCAATAACGGGAATCTTTTTAAGACCTGATTTAAGAAGTGCTTTTCCTCCTGTTTTTGCAGCTGTCTTTGCTCCTGTCTTTGCTACCTGTTTTTGAATAGTAGGTGCTTTTAACAATTTATGAGTAAAGGTTGATTTTGCTGCTTGCTTCATAGGTTGATTTGCTACTTTTGTATACTTAGCATAATCATTTGCACTCATCATTGATCTTATGATGCCATCTGCTTCTTTTTGAGTGAATTTTGCACCACGAGCAAGACCACCACCTGTTACTAGATCACCATATATTCTTGCAGCTTCATCTGCATTGTCTATCATTCCACCAGTTTTTAACTGTATATCACCTAATGCTTCTGCTCTTGATCCACCCATAAATTTTATTGCATCCATTTTTCCTTCAGCAAATTTCATCAATTCATCAGGATTCATTCTCATAATCATATCATCATCTATAAATTTCAATGCTTTTGTAGCATCATCAGCATTTTTAAATAACACATCCTCTAGATCCACTATATCCACCATTTTTGCAGCTTTCTTTGCTATTGTTCCTGATGTTTGACCAGCAGCTGGAAGAAGAGCTTTTGGTGTAAATCCTGTAAGAAAACCTTTAATTTTTGTTTTTGCTCCAGTTGCACCTAAACTTTTTAAAATATCATTAGTAGTAGCACCAAGTAACTTACCTGCTCCCGTTGTAACTTTGGGAATTGCTTTTTGAGCAACTTTTGGTGCAAGTTGTTTTGTTATCTGTTTAGTTGCTGTTCCAGCTGTGCCTTCAGCTATTTTTTTACCAGCAGTTTTAACTGCTGATTGAGATAGTGTAGGAACTATATCTGATATTGCAGATTTAGCTTTTTTGATTCCGCTAAGTGTTTTAGTTTCCTTACCTAAAAGTTGAGAAGTACCAAAACTAGTGAGTCCTCCCATGATGTCTCTATTCATAGGAGGTTTTGGTGGTGTAACATTGATCATTCCACGACCACGACCACGACCACCAGATCCACCACTACCAAAACCACCACCCATTCCTTGTCTTACACGACGTTCCAACCCTCTCTCTTCATTACGAGCACGACCA